CATGGCAAACAAAAACAACTTAGCTTCTGCTCATAAGTTAAAAGACGAAACAAGGTCGTTTAACAGAGCTGTAGTGTATTCACACCTTAACGATTCACCATCTTTTGCGTCAGACCTTGCTAGACGAATGAACTTAGCACCACACACCATTACAGAGTATTGCAAACACCTAGAGGAAACAGGTTACATTAGCTCTGTAATTGTAAACAAAGAGATGACACGGGTAAAAATGTATTTTAAAACAGACAAAGAAGATTACCCATGGCCAGCTAAAATTAAGAAATCTGACAACATTCAGCGTGAATACTTTAATCAAAGCTATCCTGGCATACATCAAGCTTTGTTAGACGCTATATACGAAGGTCGTATAAGTCCAGATGTTATTCGGTCACACAAAGAGTTAGACACAGACCATTGGGTAATACCTAAGAGAAATGGCTCACAATACAGAGGTAATTTTCAATCAAGCTTAAGTGGGGAATACAGTGCCTAATTACAGAAACAAGAAACTGCTAGAGCTTTGTCGTGATATACCTTGTCAATCATGTGGCGCTATGGACGGTACGGTATGTGCAGCACACTCTAACCAGTTGCGTGATGGTAAAGGTACAGGAATTAAAGCTAGTGATGCTATGGTTGCCGCTATGTGCGCTAGATGCCATTTTGAGCTGGACAACGGGATGGCGTTAAACAAGCAAGACCGTAGAGATATGTGGGATTTGGCTCACAGGATGACTATGCAATACTTTATTGAGCATGATATGCTGGTGGTCAAATGATTAAACTTACACTGCCATGGCCTCCAAGCACAAACCACTCACACCATTACGGAGGCAAGCGTAAGTTCTTAAGCAAACCTACGCAGAAGTTTAGAGAGGCTGTGCAAGACATAGTTGTAGACGCTAAGGCTAAAATAGATGGAAGGCTGGCAGTGTTCTATGCTTTTTATCCACCAGACCGCAGACGAAGAGATATAGCCAACTACGAAAAGCAAGCCACAGACGCACTGCAAGCTGCTGGCGTGTTCTTAGACGATGAGCAGATAGACTTTATATGGCTAGTGCGTAGGCCAATTGTTAAAGAAGGTATGTGTAAGGTTGTTATTGTGCCATACACAGAGGTACACCAAATGCTAGAAAAATACGAGGATTACATTTAATGGAACTAGGAAGAGTAATATATTATTTAGATATGTGGCGTGAGTACATGAAGTCAGACAACAACAAGCTAGGCTATAAGTCTAAGTCATCTGGCTTTCATACAGGCGGTGTACATTCGTTTGATGATATAGCTGACGAGGTTGATAGCCATTCTGTTAGAGTGGTAGACAAGGTAATAGACGATTTGCCAGCATTTCAACGCAATGCTATCTATGTTATCTATCTTGGACAAAAGACTATGATGGATATGAAGGTGTTAGACCGTTATTACGACAATGCAATGGTAATGTTGCAACAAAAACTAACTGAAAAGAATTTGTATTGAAAATAAGTGGTCAAGTGTATTGACTTTTAGCGTAAAATATGCTACCATTCTACTTGCGGGTATAGTTGCGCCTATAAGGTTCATATACTAAGCTTTAACCTAATCTCCATTGGGTTCGGACTCTCCTAAAGACAGAGTCCATTTTTTTGGGTGAAAGCTATGTGAGTAACCCATCTATTCTATTATGAGGCGTAAGACCACTCTTATGAACATACATGGCCGAAGAACGAAAACAAGCTGGCAGACCGATAGGTAGGCGTCATCAAGAAGATGTGCGTGGCAAGATACAAGCCACCCAAATAATCAATAGATTATATAGTGCATTTCAAGGTGAAGTAGAGCTAACAGCTATTCAAGTTAATATAGCAAAGACTTTATTAGACAAAGTCTTACCTGACTTAAAAGCGATTGAACAGACAACACAGCTGACTGCTGATGTTGAAGTCTACGCATGGCAAGAATAATACCTTATAAGCCTAGGGACGCATTTCAACCATTACACACTAGCAACAAGCGATGGAAGGTTGTAGTAGCCCACCGTAGGGCAGGTAAGACAGTAGCGTGTGTCAACCAGCTCATTAAAGAAGCTGTGATGAGCAAGCGTAATGACTTTCGTGCAGCATACATAGCGCCTTTCTATAAGCAAGCTAAGTCTGTAGCATGGGACTACTTTAAATACTTTACTAGGGTAATTGATGGCATCGTCATTAATGAGTCAGAGCTACGCATTGATTTTAAGAACGGTGCAAGGATTCAGCTTTTTGGTGCTGATAATGCTGACAGCCTTCGTGGTCTTTATCTTGATAGTATCGTCTGTGATGAGTATGGTGATTGGAGGGCTAATGTATTCCAGTACATCATTCGTCCTGCATTGGCTGATAGACAAGGTAAAGCAGTCATAATCGGTACGCCTAAGGGCAGAAACGCGTTCTATGAGACATACGATAGAGCTTGCCATTCTGATGAGTGGTTAGCCTTAAAGATAACAGTGGATGATTCAGGCATACTTCCACAGTCTGAAATAGACTCGCTAAAGTCTGAACTATCTGAGGATGCTTGGCGTCAAGAGATGGAGTGTGACTTTGATGCTGCATTGCCTGGTGCTATATGGGGTCGTGAGTTATACCAAGCAGAGCAAGACGGACGCATAACTGGCGTAGAGTATGATGAGTTTGCCCCTGTGTTTACTGCATGGGACTTAGGCTACTCTGATGACACGGCTGTGTTCTTCTATCAAGTAGTGCAAGGTGAGGTTCACTTTATTGACTACTACGCTGCTAGTGGTAAGTCTATTGACCATTACGCTGCACACATACTTAGCAAGCCTTATAAATACAAGACGCACTTCTTACCACACGATGCTAGAGCTAAGACCTTAGCCTCTGGTGGTAAATCAGTCATTGAGATGTTGGCCGAACACTTGAGCATAACTAAGATGGCAATCACACCTAGCCTATCACTACATGATGGCATACAGGCTGTAAGACAAATGATGCCTAAAGCATGGTTTGATAAAGAGCGTTGTTATGATGGCCTAGAGGCTCTCAAACAGTATCAGCGTGAGTGGGATGATGACAAGAAAATGTTTAGGGATAAACCTAGGCACGATTGGACATCTCATGCGGCAGATGCTATGCGTTATGCTGCTATTAACTGGCGTGAAGAACACAAGCCTGTGGTAGAAGACAAACCAATTAGAGGCATCAGCGTAGGTCAGACTGATGTCACATTAGACGAACTATGGGCCACACAGCCTAAACAACCTAAAAGGATTTAACCATGAACTCAGTAATCACTGGTGGCTACAAGCTAATATCAGCGACAGGCAATGTAAGCCCAATAAGCACAGACTTGTTAGGCATATTCGTATCTGCTGCATCAAGCACACCTACAATCACTATTTACGATTCAGCTACTACAACTACAACAGCTAAGGTGATTGATACATTCACGCCAGTAGCTGCTACCTATTACACAATCCCAGCGTCAGTAGCAAGTGGCTTATACATTGTTATCAGCGGCACAGTAAGCGCAACTGTATTCTTCGGTTAAGGATAACTCATGGCTAAGGTTTCGCAAATAATGTCAGAGGTACAAACATACCTTGATATGTTTAGCCAGTACGACAAGGAGTTTGCTAAGTGGGAAGGTCGTGTAGAGAAGATTCTCAAACGCTACCGTGATGACCGTACAACAACTACGGCTCAATCTCACTACAACATCTTGTGGGCTAATGTACAGACTCTGAAGGCTGCAACCTTTAGCCGTATGCCTAAACCCGATGTGTCACGCAGACACAAAGACAGTGACCCTGTTGCTCGTGTTGCGTCTATGTTGCTAGAGAGAGCCTTAGACTTCGAGATAAGCAATACAGAGGACTTCTACCACTCTCTTAACTCATGCGTATATGACCGCTTCTTAGGTGGTCGTGGTACATCATGGATTCGTTACGAGCCTATCATTGAAACAGATGACACATTTATCTCTGAAGACGAGCTAGACAGTGATTCTGTATCTGAGTATCTAGACATTGAGCAAGCCCCAGTAGACTATGTGCATTGGCGTGAC